TACTGCTGCCGATTGAATTCCCATCATTCCCCTATTGGAAGGAGCAGGACCAACATCAATACCAAGCCAACTTCCTATCTTTTCAAGATACGGTCTGATTGCATCCCACATCGACATTACCCCACCAAGAATATTTGTAAACACATCTTTGACTGGCTGTAAAAGATCATTTACCAATTGTCCAAGGTAATCAAATGAGGTAGTCGCATCATCGAAGAATTTAGTAATTCCTTCTATGAAAGGATCGATTCCTTCCATAGCCAAGTCCAATGCCTCTGACATATAGCCAAATCCCAACTTCATTCTATCAAACAAGAAACCTATTACCGAGAACACTACTTGAAACACAGGAAGTAGATTTTTCATAATTGGCCATATTACCCAATCCCATATTACTTTTACTACCTCGAAAATCATTTTGAATATGAACTTGACGATACTGAATACGGGAGTCAACAACTTCAATACGAGCGATACTACTTTAACTAGAAAATCTCCTAATGCACCCAATGCACCCATAAGAGGCTTTAGTGCATTTTCCCACAAGGACATAACTAGTGGTTTCAGGAATCCATTATAAACTTGAACCAAGGTATCGATGATCCATCCAAAAACATCACCAAAGATTTTGACAATGCCCATAACTTGATCAAATACCCCATCAAGTGGTTTTGAGATGGTCTCATACATTTTGTCAAAATCCAAAGCCAAATCGGAAAGACCGAAGGTAAAGAAAGCAGCAAGACCTTTTAGAAGTCCTACTATGATTGATTTAAATACACCCTTCATACCCTCGGTATCAAACTTCTTGAATGCAGACACTACCGTATCGATTACTGTGGGAATGAGTGAAAGGAATGGAATTTTTGCTGCTAGTTTTTCGCCAAAAACAAATGCTTTTTCAAAAGTTGCTAGAAACTTCCCTGAGAAAAACTCACCAATCCTGGAAAAGGTTTTAGCAAAGAACCCTACGCCAACTTCGGCTCCTTCTACAGCCGCTGCTCCACCTCCAAACAATCTGCCAATACCACTAAACATATTTGATATTTTGGTACCAAGCCCTGCTAGTGGTTTAGATGCAAACTGTACAAAACTGTCCAACTCTTTAAAGAACCCTATCAATTTTCTACCTATAGGACCAAAAATTTCACCAAGATCTTTTCCAAAACTGATAAAAGGCTTGGCTATACTCCTTCCGATAAAACTAAAAAGATCTACTGTCTCTTTTGCAAAATTAACAATTTTTGAGGATAGGGTTTTGATCACAATATTATAGAAGTCAGTAAACCCCATAAAATTGTCAATAGTCTTCATTCCTGATTTTAGAGCATCTATTAGCGGTCTAAAGAGTGCGCCTTCGCTAGTGAATATTCCGTCAACAAATCTCTGTCCAAAATTTTTAATTGATTTGCCAACATAAACAAGTCCATCTATGAACAATTGTACGCCAGATTTAATTCCTTGAAACATTTGCGTGAAAAAGTTTATGTACAATTGTGCTGCACCTTTAACGAATCCAAACAAAACTCCAGCAATCATAACAAGCATTGTAGGAAGACCTAGAAGAAACTTTCCTATGCCTCCTTTTTCCTTTTCTTCCTTTTTGCGGCGACTGTCGTGATCGCCTGCTTTTTTGGTATTAAGATGCTCTGCTCCGCTCTTTCCACCCGCTTTCTTTTCTCTTGCGGCTTCTATAAGGGCTTGTGTGTTCCCTTTCATTATGTTGTTTGTTGCGGCACCATTCTTAACAATGTCTTCAGTATACTTCAACATCGTTTGATCGGTCTTGAGAAGATTTCCAATCTTTTTGCCCGTATCGTTCGCCTCGGCTGCAAGTTTTCCTAGCGTCTTTCCGTTATCGCTTTCGCTATCTATTATCTCATTGAACTTCTGTGTCACCTGAGTGATCTGAGTGCGAAGTCCGCTCAGGGAATTGTTATTCCCACCAGTAGCCTTCTCCATGTTTTTGAGTTCATCGGTGCAAAATTGAATCTGCTTCTTCATTTGAGTAAGGGCATCTGTACTGTCCTTGGTTACAGAACCCAAAGCAGTTGCAAGTTTGTTGACTTGTTCAGTCAACTTACTCAAATTATTTTCGAATTGATCTCCGGTGTTGTCTGCCACTTATGGCTCCTTACATTCCGCTTCGCATGGAAGCCTGTTCTTGATCCATTCTCTCCTTCTGCTCTTTCACATAGTTAATCAATAGACCCATATAAATCTGCCTTTCCCACGGAATCATGTTCTCGATTTCCGTGAGGCTGAAGTTATGGTCTTTCATCATTACGAAATGGCATTGCAACAAGTTCGCAAGCGACTCATGTAGCATTATGAGGTAAAAAAATCTTGCATTCCTCGCAGAGTGTAATGATTCTCATGGTTGCACTTTGAGCAAGTAAAGGTGACTTCTTGCTTAATTGCAGGAATGTCTTGAAAAAACTTTGCGATCTTCTGAAACATACCTTGCGACAAATTCTCAATAAAATCAATAACCTCTTCTCGTGAGAAGTCCTTTGTCTTGTAGGTCTTATCTTTATCAAAAATTACTTCAATGCACGAAGCGATTAGGTTCATCGAACGCTCGGTATTTTTCCCTGTGTCCTTTTCGTCCATGCCCTCCATGCCGACCGTATCTTCAATTGTGGGATAACGCATGATTACACCCAACTGATCAGTCAACTTAATTGTGTTGCTGTGATCTGGAGTATGCACAACTCCAACCTTGGTGAGATCGATATCAACGGAATTTTGAGTTTGACATTCGGAGCATTTGAAGTTTGGAGAGATCTTCTCGCCTACAGACTTGATGCGTAGTTGAAGAACAATATATTCCAAGTCAAAAGGAGGGCAGGTTTCCACATCAACGGCTCCGAAAGTGCAGTCGGAGATGACGGTCTTTGTGGTGCTTTGAATCTGTGTTGGATCCTTGGTCTCCATAGCCAATAGGAGAACCTTCTCCTCTTTAACCAAGAATGGACGATATTTGATCTTCTTGCCCGAAGAGGGGAGTTTCAACTCATAGGTTGGGGTAGCAACAATAGGTATAGCCATAGTAATCTCCTTGGATCATGGTATTTATGTCAAATTAGGCAATGTTGTTTTGAGGGGGTAATCCTGCATCCTGATAATTGATGACCCGACCTTGGTCTGCAATAGGCGCACCATTAGCGGGTAGATTATCGATACCCAAATTCTCTGCCCCTCCAAATTGGGATATTTTGTTGTTTTTTAGGTTTACTGTGATTTCCTTCATAAGCATTACTTCTTCGGGATGGGTGGCTGCCCATTGATCGTATTCTACTTGTTGTTGAATATCAGCATCAATAGCACTCAATTCTTTCAATGCCTTCGAAAGTCTATCATCATATGTGGATATATCGACCGCTTCTCTGAATGCAAACGACACATTGGTAAAAGATGGTTTTTCGTTTGGTCCCCATTCTAGAGTTCCACCATTTACATTGAATGACCTCGGATAAACTTCTGTAAATCGAATACCATTTAATTGATTATCTTCATACAATGATATAAGTTTACTCATCTTCTTTACATTGTTTGGAACAAAAAGTAAGGTAATCTTGGTATGTTTTGCATAATCATCGTAAAACGAAACATATCTTGTAACTGGGTCAATGATGCCATCCATCCATTCTTGCAGGAACATATACTCTCCGGCAAAAGGAGAGTTATAGAACTGAATAGTCAAATCATCATCGAATGTAGTAGTGTATGGTATTTTTCGCTTCGGTCCACCAATATCCCGATCCAAAGTAGACATATACTTGCTAGGAACATTTACGCTAAAAGCACGCAGCATCATTCTCTTGTCCCACCCTGATCCTCTAAAATCAAAAGTTTCATCTAACCACGGACTCTCTATGTACAGAACAAATCGTTGCGATTTTCCAAATCCGTTCAACGATGCATTTGACAGAAAATCTCCAACGAGAGTTTTTGGGTTGAACTCGGTTTTTCCTTCATTTGGTGGAAATAGAAATGATTTGAAACTCGGGGCAACGGACAATGCGTTTTCCATAAAAGTTGGCATTAGATCTTCCTTTTGGATTCTTTCCAGACATTTTCTTTGATTTCTTTTTTGAACCGTTCAAGCGGTAGAAACAGCATAAACTTCCAATAAAGAGGGGGAACTTCTGTTACTTTGGTTACAATATTCTTGTAGTAATATCTCTTGATAGTGGGCTTATAGTATTTTAGATCTTTGGTTGCTTTAAGAGTCGCATATGCCAAATCAAAATAAGCCTTGGGGTTTTCATCAAAATCTTCATCATTGAGATATTTGACTAGTGTATTGAAAAATATCTGTCGATCCATAGGATTCAGATAGTGGAAATTCAATCCTATGAATCCATTCTCTGCATAATCTAGGATCAGAACCATCGGAAACAAATCATAATAGGGCAGCACTTCCTTGGTTTTGGGACTATATCCAAATAGATAAATGCTGCCTGGTTTAAACCGTACAATAGAACTTTCCGTTCCAGATGTTTTAATGATACTGGCTGGATTTATTGGTCCTATGTTTTTCAGGTTCCTACGAAGCCACGAAGTAGCCTGCGGAGAGGTCATTTCTATTCCCTCTGCAAACATTCTCCGTAAAATCTGTATGGCATCTTGTTGGCTCATTTCTTGGCTCCGAAGATGTCATCTTCTGTCAGAATTTGAAACTTCCACTTGCGGTCGGCACAGAACTCCCGTGCTGCCTCCCATTTTGCACTATTGACCATCCAATCCCTTACTTCGGTCATCTTACCCCTGCTCACACGCGCACCCGCGCCCGAGGGCATGGAGGGCTGCACGGTCTTCTTCTTGGGCTTAATCTCTATCAGAGTGTTCTCTTCTAATCCATCCTTATTCTTGGTCTTGATCCAAAAGTCCACAAAATAGCGATGAATCTTCTTGTCAAACGGAGAACGATAGGGAATGATTACTTCTTCAGATGACCACTCCGTAATATTCGGATTGGTATCACAGAAGACCATGAACCGCCTTTCCCATAGCGACCGATAGACACAATTCTTCGGATCGCCGCGATACTTTTGCGGGTTGGTCGGGGTGTAGAAACCTTTGTAACTGCCTTTAGGAATAGGGGTTCTCCTCAATTTTGTATTTAGCAGATTACGCTAAATAAGATTAGACAGGAGACCCAACTTGGAATCATCCAACTTCATTCAACGGCTATATGGCAATGGTCAGGGAAGAGTCTTTACAGGTTCACCTGATGGACAGGCAGATCGAATCATGGAACGAACTGCTCCGATACCGTACTCCACGGAAGAGCGTTCGTTTTATCGATATCCCTTTGATTTAGGAGACTCACCCGAACATCAAAATTTTATCGTAATTGATATATTTGAAAACAAGGGTCAGGGTCTTCACGGAGAGCATAGCGAACAACCATTCTTTAATACAGGTATTGAAGGAGTGGACAAAGCCATCCAAGGAGCAGCATCCAAATTAGATGCGGCTAAGGCTTTAGTACCAGAGGCAAGTATGATTGGAGGATTGCTTGGTGGAGTATTTGGCGGAAAAGACTTCTTGCAAGGAACTGCGGGAACAGTTATAAAGGGAGCCAATCTTCTCACTTCTGGTATTGCTAAAGATACACTTGGGCAAGTGATCAAAGCAGGACAGCAAAACATCGAATCCCTCGGAAAAGGTGAGGAAGGATTTGTCCAAGAGGCTCTTGGTATTGCGGGTTCCATGAAACGATCAAACAAAACAATCTGCTTGTATATGCCTGGTGGCGTTAAAACAAACTACAATACCAAATATACAGAAACCGATTTCACTAAAATTGCCCAAATGTCTACTTTGGTTCAGGGTGGAATGAAAAATATTGCAAGCATGGCTACCAATGGCAGTTTGGATGAATCAACGAAATCAGCATCGGAAGCCGTAAGCAAACAATTGGCTATGGGTGTTGTCAAAGAACTTGGCGAAAAATTGGATGAGATCGGTGACAGCATGGGTCTTGAAGGCAAGACCAATCTTGATGCATTGGTTGAGGCAGGGCAGCACCGCAAGGCAAAGAACCCATTCGTCCTCCAACTGTTCGAAAGCGTTGATCGAAGAAACTTTGAATATGATTTTGAATTCATACCCAAAAGCAAAAAGGAAGTTGCCGAAATCTACGCAATCATCCGAACACTCAAGCGATATGCATTGCCTTCACGATCTCTTGGAGGTCGTTTCTTGGACTTCCCCGCAGAGTTTCGCTTGACCTATGTCAATACAGATAAGGAAAATCTTTATCTGTACAGAATGGCTCGTTGTGCATTGGTAGGTATTGATGTGGATTATGGTACAAACCCATTCACCACATTCAAGCCAGATGATGGCGGCGCAGCCCCAACACAAATTAAGTTGGCACTCAAGTTCAACGAACTCGAAATCCTCACACAGGAAAGAGTAGATCAAGGCTTCTAATCTATGCCATATTTCACATACTTTCCATCAATTTCATATGTAACCGATCCTACAAACCTAACCAAGATCATGGTGGTCAAGGATATCACCGTTCGTGCAAAGATCAATGATTACTTCAAAAACACGGCATTGACTTCCTTGCCGTATGACATTCAAGATGGCGAAAGACCCGAAACTCTTGCACACAGAATTTATGATCGTTCGGATTTGCATTGGACAATCTTGATGTTTAATGAAATCCATGATCCGACATTTGAATGGCCATT